CGCCGCGTGAGGCGACTCGGGCGGGGTGGGGGCCGCCGCCGCGAGCGGCACGCTGGCCGGACAGGCCAGCCAACGCGCCGCCGATGACGGCCCAAGGTTCGCGTGTCCCTTGGGAGGCATTGGTCAGGCCTCCGGGAGAGCGTCGAGGAAGGTCTGAATCTGGTCGCCCTTGAGGAGGCCGACGCGGCGTGCGCCCGCCGTCTCGAGTGCGGCCTTGATCGCGTCCTGCTCGCCTGCGCCGATCAGCTCGGTGGCTCGCGCGACGGCGACCGCCAGCAGATCGGCCTCGGGGGTGACCGTCTCGTCCTCGACGGTCGCGCCGTTGGTCTCGTCCTCCGCCGGGGCGGCGGGTTCGGGGGTCGGCTCGGGAGCGGGGTCGGCCTTCTTCGGGGTCTTCTTGGCGGCGGGCTTCTTCGCCGCCGTCTTCTTCGGGGCGGGCTTGTCCCCCACCTCGGTGGCGGGCGCGGCCTTCTCGACGTCGATGGTGATCGGCGCGGGGGTGGTGCGCTGCGCGGCCAGCAGACCGGCCAGCCACTGCACCTCCTCCACGGTCGCGCCCTGCACGTCGAGAGTGATGTTGATTTCCATTGTTCTGTTCTCCTTGGTGATCGTTGATCGGTTAGATGAGCTGCTCGGGCGAGCCGCTCGGGTCGGTGTGTTCGTCTAGGCGGGCGAACACGCGCTGAGGCCCGTAGAACGGGAGCCTGGTCGGCTTCGGCATGGGACCGAACCAGCCGGGCAACTGCTTCATCGCGTTGGTGATCTGGAGGATGTCCACGCGAGAGTGTTTGCCACGCTCGCGTTGAAGCGCTATCTCCCAGATTTCCAGTGAGCACACCACATCGATTGGGTGCGTGCCACTCACTATACCCTGTTCCTCGTCGCGTAGCCAACTGATGCGCTCCTCGGGCGACATTTCCACCCAGTTCTCGGGGACGAGGGTGTCCAGGTAGGCCTGGATGAGGCCGCCAACCGAGTCCTCCTCGGTCGCCATCGAGCGCACGGACTCCGCCGCCTCCTCCTCCTCGGAGGACAGGAACAGCTCCGGGTTATCCTTCAGGCCGTACTTGTCGCGGCTGGTCTTCCAGATGTGAACAGCCTCGGCCCACACCTGGTTCACGTACTCGTCCGAGTACTTACCGAAGTCCAGCTTTTCGGCCACTTCCACGATGAGGAAACGCCTGTTGCCTTCCTGCGCGCGCAGGAACACCGCGTCGTTGGTGGTTCCCCAGATCACCTGGCGGCGCGGGAGCTTCACGTGCTCCCTAGCGTAGGGCAGGCGGATAACATCGTGTGTGAGCGTGACAAACTGCTTCAGGGCCTCCGCGTCTGCCTTCTTCATGGCGAAACCCTCATCCGCGACGGTGATCCACGAGCGGGTCATTGCCATGATGGTGTCTCGCAGCCCACCGTTCTCGATGGGGCCGAGTGTGCAGGTCCAGCCGCGTGCCATCGTCTCGACAAACCACGACTTGCCCAGGCCCTGCCGCCCGGTCAGGATCAGGCAGTTGTCCACCTTCACGCCGGGGTCGAGGGCGCGGGCCACGGCCTGCACCGCCACCAGGCGGGCCACTCGGCGCGTGTACGCATCCGGCGCGCCGGGCAGGTAGGTTTCGATGCGACTCACGCCGTCCCACTCCAGACCCTCCAGATACTCGACCACGGGGTGGAAGGCGTTGTCCTGAGCCACCATGTCGATCACGCCGTTGAGCTGCTCCTGGGCGGGGCGAGGCATGTTGTAGGCACGCTGGAGATGGGCACTGATCTGCGCCCGGTCGGCGTTGGTGAGCGCGTCGTCCTTGCCCGCCTCCACCGTCCGCCACGGGAACTGGCGGCGCGTGACCGTCGTCAGGTCCATAGTGTTTCGGGCCAGGGCACGCAGCACCGGGTCATGCTTCATCAGCAGGTCCCAGTTATGCACGTCGTCCAGCGGCTTGCCCGTCTTGGGGTGGAGGTGGAACTCCAGGACCCACTCGGAGAGGCCGCGAGCGCCCGCCTCGCCGCCCTCGGTCTCGTCGCCGTCGAGCGGCGCGAAGTCAGCGCCCACCAGCTCCGTGACGATCTCCGGACGCGCCGCGAACTCGCGCATGGCCCGCTGGATAGACGGGCGATCCGCCGGGGCCGTGGACTGTGGCACGCCCGCCGCCCGGTCCTCCCCGCCATACACGTGCAGGGCCACAAGGTCAAACATCGACAGGGCGCGGCCATACGCCGGGTCGGACGCGTGGTTGGAGAAGACGTAGCCGTCCGGGTAGACGAGCACGCCGCCCTCGGACTCGGCGGGCGTGTAATGCCAGCGGTTAGGCTCACCCTCCACCGGGTCATAGGGGAGGTGGAACTCCGCGACGGCCCTTGCCATGTCGTACACGCGGTTGAATGCACCGGCCACGCCGGGCAGTTCCTTGGGGTCGCGCTTCGGCCCAGGCTTGTGGTCGGGGGTGGCGTGGAGGCCACCGAAGTCGCGCAGGAGGCCCTGCGCTGTCGCCGTCTCACCTGAGCACTCCACAACCTCGTACTCGTCCGGGTTGGCCGTCGCAGGCCAGAACATGAGGCGCTCCGGCTGCGTCGAGCCGGGGTCAAACTGTGCCTCGCCCAGCGCCTCGATCAGTCCGCGGGCGACCCTCGGATACTCCTCCTCGCTCAATCCGGGTCCCATGATCGGAAAGATCACGCGGTAACGCGGGTGGGCGCGCGTGTGGCTGTAGGTGGAATGGACGAGGGCGCGGAGGCCGAGGCCCGCGACGACGGCGGGCAGGGTCTCGGAGGCCGCGTCCGCGTCCAACGTCACCGCGCTACGGTACTCGACTTGCCCCTTCCGGCGGGCGGTGCCCTTCAGGCGACCAGCGACGTACCCGCCGCAGTCTTTCACGGCCTCCGGGTTGTGTGCGCGGTCCACGAGGCGCTCCCACGTCAGCGTGGCGGCCTCCCACCTGCGCGACGATACGGACGGTGCGACCGACAGGTCAAGGGTGAGATCGGCGGCGGTCTTTGTGCTCATCTGTGTGGGTCCTTTCTACTAGATGAGGCTTTCGAGGTGCTCCATGAGCGCGGCCTGGACACCGGCCTTGCCGTCGAGTACCCGGAGGATGTTCGAGTCCAGAGTACCGCGAGACTCGATCACGTGAACGACGACGGGGTGGGTCTGCCCCTGCCGCTGGAGGCGTTTATTAGCCTGCTGCCACTGCTCCAGGCTCCACGGGAGAGAAGTCCACACGATGGTGTGCCCACCGTGCTGGAGGTTGAGGCCGTGCCCGGCGCTGGCCGGGTGGGCCAGCAGAATCGGGATACGTCCCGCGTTCCACAGCTTCACCGCGCCAGACTCGCTCACGTGAACGGACTCGGGGAAACGCTCCTGGATCATCTCCAGCTCGGCCTGGAAACGGTAGAACACGAGGACGGGGGAGCCGGTGCCCTCGATGACTTCCGCGAGCGCGTCCAGCTTCGCGTGGTGGAGCCAGTCCCAGCCGTCCCGGTCGTCATCGTACAGGAAGCCCGCGCTGATCTGGCTCAGGCGGTTGGTGGCGACCGCCGCCGTCGACGCAGTGTGCTTCACGCCGCCCAGGAGGGACAGGTCCGCGACGAGCTGCGTCCGCATGTCCTTGTAGGCGCGCCGGGCGGAGGCCGGCATCTCGACCTCGATCCGGTTCATGGTGAGCGGCGGGAGCTGAAGCCGGCCCTCCGTGCCCATCGACAAGCAGATGTCCTCCAGTAGGGCGTGGATGCGTTCGGACGCGCCGGGGCGGGGCGTGTATCCAGTGACCACGCCGGACGGGAGGCGACCAGCCTCCATGAAGTAGCGGCGGCGGTAGCCGGTGATCGTGCGCCCGAGGCGCTCCCCGAAGTCCAAGAGGTAGATCTGCGCCCACAAGTCGAGGAGGCCGTTCGGGGACGGCGTGCCGGTCATCTCCCACACGCACCTCGCGGTCTTGGCGATCAAGCGGGCGGCCTTCCACCGCTTCGAGCGGTAATTCTTGAAGCCAGACGCTTCGTCCAGGATGAAAGTCTCCCACCCGTGAGGCTGGCGCGCCGCCTCCCCCAGAAGCTGGTGCGAGATCACGTACACGTCCGCGTCCTTGGCCCAGGCGGCGGCCCGCTGCGCAGGAGTACCCACGACAGGCACCACGCGCAGGTCGGGCCTCCACTTGGTGGCCTCCTCGGGCCACACGTCGCGGGTCACGCGCGCCGGGGCCGTCACGAGGGCGGGCAGGTGACGCTCCTCCAAGGCGGACAGGACCGACGCGGTTTTGCCTAGTCCCATGTCAAGCCAGAGGCCCGCCCGGTCGTGCGCCTTCAGGTGGGCCACCGCCGCCTGCTGGTAGGGGTGGAGGCGCAGGGGCGTGTTCACTCGCCAGCCTCGGGCGCGTCGACGCGGACAGACCCGCTGGGATTCTTGACCATGATCGAAGACAGAGGGAGGGTGACGGTCACGGACAGAAAGCCGTCGATCTCCGATAGGTGGGGCTGAATCTCCCCAATGGTAGTGATCGGGAGGCCGTCGAGCAAGACGGTTCCGGTCGTGCGGTTGACCTCGAGGGTGTGGAAGTTCAGCATGATGGGATCCTTTCAAGGGGCGGGGGGGGGGGGGGGGGGGGGGGGGGCGCCGCGCGGGGGGGG